CCAAGAGCAACGGCAAACGGGAAATAAAACGGTAGAAAGATAATCCACCAAGACCAATCCAACCATCCCGTCACCTTGAGAATGACCATTATAAGCCCCAAAATTATCAGACCAAATCCTGCCCAGCTATTGTTGTTCATTGTCTTCTCCTTCTCTCTCCTGTTTGTGGAGTCGTTCTCAATTCTACTGTTTTTCTTTCATCGCCAGTTTTTTGGGCATCGAGCACCCAAGGGTCAAGCTCCGTTGCATCATACATCTTCAAGGTTCTTGCATCATAGTAGAACTTGTCCACCTCACCCACTCTACCACCTAACCTATTCTTGACTATCTTATAGTGTAACTCACTCTCATATATCAGTAACTCATCATCCACACCATAGATGGCCATAAAGTCTGCGGTGGCAGGAACACCCATACTCTCCGAAATGTATACGAAATCCACTTCGTTGAAGGCAACCATAGACCCCTCACGGTTCAATTGTGATACTGATATAACAGGTATTTCGAACCGGAAGGATAATGCCCTCAGCTCTTCTGCAATCCTCTTCACATCGGAGTACATATCTCCACGGTTAGAATAGGATGGTTTCATAATGTTGATATAGTCAACATAAAGAATACTCGGCTTGATACCTCTCATAATCAACTCACGAAGATATCTCTGAATATCCTGAACTGACGCCTCTCCCGTAGGAAATTGTTTGATGAACAGGGAACCTCGTCCGGTTGTTGCCTTAACCTTCTTCAATTCCTTGACTAACTGGTCTGACATACTCTTGAGAGTATAAATCTTGTTGATGTCAAGGTTCGTGAAAATAGAGTCGAACCTCTGTGCAAAAGCATCTTCCGACATTTCAAGAGAGCAAATAATCGGATTATGTCCACGAAGAACCTGACGAGAAGCAAAATTAGCAAGAGTATTTGAGTTATGAGATAAAACGCCGTTTGTATAAAACTTATGATGGTATGGTAAAGAAACGTCATACATCTCTACAATTTCCCCTGTATCAAAAACATCAAAAATTGTTTCAACACAATCAATTCCCTTTATTTTGCAACCGGGGAAAACATCTTTTGCAAAGATTTCCTTATCATCAGATGTAATAAAAACATGGTTATCAGCACACTCAAGCTCAATACCAGACTCAAACAAAACAATCATCTTACGAAACGGGATTGTCTCTATGAGATAATCAATGTCAACAAATCCAATATCAGTATAAACTTGGTAACCATCAACACTATAATGATTTTTCGATATATTATCGAATAACATTTTTCAATTCCTCTATAATACGATTTTTATCAGAATTCCAATCACTTTCCCATATTATATAAACGTTATATCCACATTTACGAATTATATCAATTCTCTCATTATCATCTTTCCATTTATCCGTGGCCATTTTTTTTATATAAGGATTATAAAAATTTTCCTCATATAGAATAGGATTACAATGAAAATAATCCCCATAAAATTCAATTACGTTATTTTTATATAAACCATCTACAACAAATCTATCAACAAAACATTCTCTATCTATAACGATATTCAATCTTCTTTCTATTTCATCAAGGCAACCCTTACACGACATTGATGGATACATACTATTGAAAGTATCCATTCTCCTTTCCAGCATTTTTCTATAACGGTGTTTTCCTTCTGTCTCACCATACCTAGCAATAAAATTATTCAAGGTAGTTTTCTTTTTTTCATTTATTATTTTCTTTTCTTCATCTGTTTTTGATTGCATCTTTAGCAACCACTTCTTTTGTCTTTCTTCCCACCTCTTTATACCATCCTCTTCACCATATTTCTTTATATAAGACAGTCGATTATTACCGCTTCTTGATGATATTTCTTTATGTTTTTCTTTACCTCTCACTTGCTCAGAATGGGAAATTCTCTGTCTTTCAATATATAAATTATATCTTTCTCTACCAACATCTTCACCGTATTTTGATATAAAGAAATCTATAGTATTTCTATTCTTACTTGCCTTTCCAACATTTTCTTTCCAAGATAGATATTTCTCCTTTCCTTCTTCACCATACTTTCTGATAAAAGATTCAATTGACGGCATTTCACATACTTCCCCACTTTTATATTTGTTCACGGTTTCAATATATTTATAAAAGTCTTGTATCTCTATACAAAAGATATTATTTTTATCATCTTTTACAGATATAACAGTATTTCCCCCCACACACTTGAACCCGTGAACTCTTGAAACGATAACAGAGAAGGTAAAGGGTGGAAATCCGCCATTCAGATATTCATCAAATTGTGGGAAATAGGTCGGAACCCGAACAACGGATGTATGTAAAATTCTTTTCAGCCTTTCCCCCAACATCTCAAAGTAGTCCAGACCGATATCAATACGAAGGTCTTTACAGAGCGCGGCTTCTATAATGGAACGAATTTTCGTTCTCTCCTCATCTTTACGATTGATGACATCAACTGATTCGAGAATAGCTGACTTGATTGCCTTCTCCTTGAGATATTCATTCGTCTGGTCAAACAGATAGTCATAATTCTTCGGAACATCGAAATCTATCGAATCAATCTCAAGAAAAAGCTCCTTTACATCTTCCTCATATTTCTTGTCAAGACTACTGATTATGGCTTCCCGTGGAGCAATATTTCCATACTTCTCAACGTGGTCTTTCATAAATGTAAACACTTCAGCAATAACCGGATTGTCGAAGTATTGTCTATGAAAGACGGTTGCAATTGTAACAAGAAAAGACTTGTCCAACAAACAAGCCTTGACTATCAACTTCTCAAGTTGCCTATTGTCCATTACTGGATACTCCTCTGGACAAACTCACTACAGGTATAGATGACCGTATCACCTATTCCAGAACACTCTTTGGCACAAGAGCTACAGAGACTACCGTTCTTTTTCTGTGGAAGAAATAGTAGATTCGATGTATCAGACTTCGGAAGAATAAACGCCTTCTCTATACCAAGATAGTCGAGAATGGCCTGTGCCTTGTTGATGTCCCTTGACTGAATCCTCAAGTATTGTTTCAGGGTGACATACTTCTTCACATCCTCAACATCTTCAAGTTTTTCAATCTTCTTGATGGGAATAAACTTGTTCTTCTTGAGAACTCCTGCGAACCATTCCCCACTTTTATCACGAATAACAGCTTTAGCATTGATGTTTACAACGCCCATAAAAAACCTCCACAATTCTGATTGTTTACATTATAACACAATTTATGGGAAATGTAAACATCTATGTTTACACTTCCGTTTCCTGCTGATATAATAATTATAAATAATTCACGGAGAAATGTCAAGATGCCAGACGAAATCATCACATCATCCGAAGAACAAGAAAGGGACGAGGTTTGGAAGAGTCTATACGAACTATATCCAATCGACCAGCAAGTCCGTTTCAATGAATTTGATGTTACACAAAAACTTAGCATGTTGCCCTTTCTGAAAGTCCAATACGACGACTTATTTTACAAGGAAAAAGCCAGATATGACCGAATGTTAGAAGCGGTTGAGAAAATTCAGGGCATCCGTTACGATCACTACCGATTCAACTATGACAGGGAACTCACAAAGTATGAGATAGAAAAATTCTATCTTCCCAAAGACCCGACATTACTGGAAGCTAAAAAGAAACTTCGTAAACAACAATGGAGAGTCGATTTCTTCAAACTTTGCTCCGATTCTATCAGCAATATGGGCTGGCAAATAAAAGCCTTCCTTGAAAGTACCAAACAAGGGTTACTATAACATACTTGCATATAAAAGTAAACAATGATTATCTATAAGATAACAAATAAAATAACAAACAAATCATATATTGGGCAAACATCAAAATCTCTAGAACAAAGAATTTCTTCTCACATATCTACTAAAAATAAAAATAGATATATAACAAACACCATAAAAAAATATGGTGTTGAGAATTTTGAGTATATCATATTATGTAAATGCGCATCAAAAAAACAAATGGATGAACAAGAAAAATTTTACATTTGGTATTATAATACGAAACATCCATTTGGTTATAACTTTACCATCGGTGGTGAAGGAGCAAAAGGAAAGGTTGTATCTGAAAAATCAAAAGAGATAATGAGACAAAAAGCTATTGGAAGAAAACAATCACCAGAAACAATAGAAAAAAGAGTTTCAAAGCTGAGAGGAAAATCAACAGGAAAAAGAACCGTCGAGCAAAGAATGAAAATGAGTATGTCACATATAGGTAAAAAATTATCTGAAGAACAAAAAGATAAAATAAGAAGGTCATTGAAAGGCAGAAAACATACAAAAGAACAAAATGAGATAACAAGTAAGGCTATAAAATTGTGGTGGCAGAAAAGAAAAAATGATAAAAATTTGTAAACACGATCCTCTACATATCCAAATAAACACCGACAATATCCAATATCTTCGTGATGTGAGAGATTATTTCTCTGACTATGTAGAAGGGTTCATGCACATGCCGGCCTTCAAAAACACGGGCTGGGATGGAAAAGTGTCGATGTTGAACCTCTCGAAGAGAACCCTACCCTACGGACTTCTTCTTGACCTGATACGGTTCCACAAAAGAGAATATCAAGACCTTGAACTCAAAATAGAGGAAGATGTTCTCCGTATGTTGAAAGGAAAAGAGCTTCATCCAGTATACAACCTGAAGCATGTTCCCCACTACTATCAGGACGACTGTATTCAATCCGCACTTCATTATACGAAAGGTATCATTCGTGCAGCCACTGCAAGTGGAAAATCTCTGATTATATCCTACATCATAAAGACCCTATTTGAGAATCGCGTCTGTAAAAAAGCCCTCATCATCGTTCCCACCATCAGCCTTGTCGAACAGTTCTACAACGATATGTTGGAGTATGGATACTTCAAGGAATCAATGTTGGGAAGAGTATATGAAAAATATAAAGACTTTGACCGTATGGTTGTCATCTCGACTTGGCAGACCTTGAGTAAGAATCATAGGATACTACCGGAGTTTGATTGCGTCGTCTGCGATGAAACCCACGGTGCAAAGGCTTATGAGGTCAAGAAAATTCTTGAGAAGACAACAAACGCAACCTACAGGTTGGGGTTCACCGGAACACTTCCAGATTCCAAGGTGGATAACTGGAATGTAAAGTCATTCATCGGACCTGTCATTCGTGAGTATGGTGCTGGACAGCTCGGAAACGAAGGATATATCAGTAAGGCAAATATCATCGTTGTTGATGTCAAGTATCAGAATGAATACTCTGGAACCTACGATGAGGTCAAGGAACTGATATTCCAGAATCCTTTCCGGCTCAACGTCCTGAAAGAAATCGCATCATCGGTTGATGGAAACATTCTATTTCTCGTCGGTATGGTAGAAAGGGAAGGGGAAGTTCTGAAAGATTATCTTCAAAAGAACATAGAGAGAAAAGATATCATCTTTCTGTATGGAGCATCGAAAGTCGAGGAAAGAGAGTTCTGGCGAAAGGAGTGTGAGGTCAGGAAAGATGTCGTCCTCATCGCTACCTATGGCATATTCCAGCAGGGAATCAACATTCCGTCACTCAAGTATATCGTCCTTGCGAGTCCATACAAGAGTAAGATTCGAGTTCTTCAATCCATTGGTAGAGGTCTTCGACAGCATGAAACCAAAAAGGACGGTGCTTATATCTTCGACATCTTCGATGATGTGAAATATCTCTACGACCACGGCATCAAGAGAGAAAGACATTATCACAAGGAAGGTTTCGATGTCAGAGACATCGTAGTTCAGGAAGGAGATGTCATCGACGGGATTTTTCGTATATAAACTCTTTCAGCTCGCGTGACCAACGGGTATTGACAAGATAGTAATGCCTGCACTTGAACATAATCTCACAACCTGTTCTCCACGCCTCAAACAGGTCATCGTCTTTGTATCCATCAACAAATTTTTTGAACCTTCTTTCCAGTTCTTCATCCGTATCTTCTTCATTGTAAGCCAAGGGTATTTTCACCCACAAGTCAGTTATTTTTGGATTATTTGAACTACCTCTGCCTAAAGGCAGAGGATTCTTCTTTCATTGAGGTTGCTTGTGCCAAACACTCTCCAGAAGCGTAAATTCCCGTAGTTCCTACGGTACTGACTGCGTTACTAATTTCTAATTTTTCTTTAGCAAAATTCATCAAGTTGATTCCAGCATTTTGATCTCTAAGATGATGTGTTCCACAAATAGGACAATTCCATTCACGATCAGAAAGAGTAAGTTCAACATTCTTATATCCGCAAACATTACACATTTTTGAAGAAGCATAATATTTATCAGCAAATACTAAATGTTTTCCGTACCAATCACATTTATATTCAAGCATGTTTGTGAATGAACCCCAAGAATTGTCAAGAGTACTTTTAGCAAGATTCAAACATTGACTCATTGCTTGCATGTTAAGGGTTTCAATTCCGATTACATCATAACTTTCTACAAGATGAGTAGAAAGTTTTTGATGAAAATCCTTTCTTGAATTTACTATCTTTTCATGAACTCTTGCAACTTTTATTCTCTGCTTGTTTCTGTTTTTTGACCCTTTCGCTTTTCTCGTTAGTCGTCTTGACTCTTTTGCTAATTTCTTTTCATATTTTCTGTAGAATCTTGGATACCCAGATACTTTGTTTTCGTTATCTGTGAAAAGATTCTTTGAATCATAGTCTAAACCGACACATTTCGACTGTGAAGAAACTTGATGAATTTTAGTTTCGATAGTTTCTTCAACTAATATACATGCAAAATACTTTCCAGTAGAAGTTTTCTTTACTGTTACATTTTTAATTATTCCTTCAAATGTTCTATCATCTGAATACCTCAACCATTTTAATTTTGGAAGTTTAATTCTTTTATTTTCAAAAACAATATCAATATTATTATTTACGTTGATTGTTCTAAACGACTGTCTTGTTTCTCTTTTTGATTTGAACTTAGGATAAGAAACTTTTCTACCTTTTCGTTTACCAGAAATAGAATCAAAAAAATTCTTATAAGCAGTTTCGAGATCAACCCTTGCTTGCTGTATTGCAATGGAGTCAACTTCAGATAACCACTCGAACTCTTTCTTATATTGTTTTTCAGTAGTATATTTATGAGACTTTAGAGCAACTTTGTCATCTTTTAATTTCTCATATGTTTCTTTTCTTTCAGCGAGCATACGATTGAATACAAAACGAGTACAACCAAAAGTCTTATTCAAAAGAATCTCTTGAGTTTTATTGGGGTAAATCCGAAACTTATATGTTTTGTAAATCTTTCTCATATTATATTAGTAATTTTAATTACAATAACCTCTTTAAAAGTATAACAAATATATGTAGAAAAGTCAAGTGCAAAGTTACAAAATTATGCCAAATTCATCCCTCACCTAAAGGAGAGGGTTTTCATTGGCGTTCAGGATAAAATACAGGAAGATATCCACTCTTGGAACCTTCACTCCTTTGAGGTTTCGTTTCATTGAGAAACATCTCACAATCCCGATGTAGTATGTCTGCTAATTTTATCGGATCGTCAGTTATCTTTTCTGTCAGAATTTCTCTTAGCTTCATTCTTTCTTTTCCCGTTTATGAAAACATTCTTTCCTTCTTTCCTCTGTTTATGATGCCAGAGAACGTGCTTCTGAGCAAACTCAATCAACCGACCGTCTTTTTTATCAGAAGGGATTATCTCATTGACAGGAACCTTGAGATAGTCAGGTTTTGAATTGTTGTATGTGGCGATTATTGCTTCCCTTTCTGAAATTCTGGCTATAAAAATTCCCCGATATCGGTCAGCCTTGACACAATCCCCTTGACAAATACCTTCGAGTTCTAACAAGTTCTTGAAAAACATTCCTTCTCCTTCCAGATAGTAAAGTATTGTGTGTTCACATATCGTTCCTTATCCGAATCGAACCTCAAGCCCATCTCGTCGCAGAGGTCAACCAGATAATTAGTCAGTTCGTAAAAGTCAGCATTATATTCCAAGGTGAGCTTTCCCTTCGCTGAGTTCCATTGAACATCAATTTCCCTCTCATAATCCTCATAATCCTTGGAATATGTGTCAAGAACAAAGGTATGACTACGGGGAACACGAAGGATGGTCTTTATCATCGACTTGTCCTTTGCATTCAAGGAACCTTCATTGAGAGGTTGGATAAAGTTCTCAAATCGTGAAGGCGTCTTCTCTACTACTGCCTTCTGTTCGTTTATAAATCTGTCAAATCTTCCCATTAGTCCATATGCTCCACTTTTTGATGATGGAAACCGGAAGGTTTTCCATATATCTCAATACCGAAATGGTCTGATTTCTTCTCTTGGTCTTCGTAGGCATGCCATCTCTTGTTCAACTCATCATATGTCAGCCAAGTTCGAACAGTCGATGCTGGGTCTTCAAAATAAACCCTCTTGTCATCATATCCAATGGCAACGACATAGTGTCCCCAATCATACTCCATTTCCCAATCCACTGGCTTGTCTGGCCACGCCTGAACAATCAGAAGAGTGGGAACACCAGCATCAACGTTCTTCTTGAGATCATCAATCGTCATATTTTCTCTGGTTTCAGCACGAAGACCATATTTCTTACAAACTCTCACGATGTCAGCAGGCTCAGCACCAATTTCAGGGTCTACATTCAGTTCCTTTACAAGGTCTACTTCTCTTGGTTCGAAACCATAATAGAAGAAAACACCCTGTAGTGCAGATGCGCCACAGTCATAAGAATATGACTGTCGAAGCTCTGGAAATTCCATGAGCTTGATGTTGTTCAAGAAATTAAATAGTTTCATCAGCTTCACCAAATCCTATATCTCACCACGATGAACCCTTAAAATTAGTTCATCTATAACTTCGGGGTCTGTAATATTATTGTCAATGACCAGTTCAGTAACCTTCTTGATGATTTTTCCAATTTCCTTACCTGGCTTTAATCCAGTAAGCTCCATAACCCTTTTACCATCAACAACCTTCATAATTTTATCAACAGTTTTCGAACCCCATTTCTCCTTTATCTCGATTGCCTTGTTGACAATAGCCTCAAAATCCTCATCGGTCATAAACTTGTGACCACGGGAAAACTCGTCTGCTCGAGCAACCGCAACCAAGACATCCCAATTATCATCATTTACGAGCTTTGCTATTTTACTTGGTTTCATACCAAGAATAAGATGGAATCTCATATGATTTGCGACAGCATAGAGAAGAGACTCTTTTTCCTTATTCGACATTCGTAATCTGTCTGCAATAGTTTCTACCAGTTTTACACCTTCCTCTGCGTGCCCGAAATAGGTGGGAGTTCCATCGGGCCTTCTATCAAATGTCACTCCCTTCCCTACATCGTGAAGAAGGATGGCGAGATTTACAAGAGGATCAGCAACTTTATTCGCTCTCAATGCCGCTAATGTATGGTCCCAAACTCCCCCCTCTGGATGATGTTCAAGATTGTGTTCAAACTCTTTCAGCTTGGTAACTTCTGGAAGTATCAATTCCAGAATACCCATATCATCCAGCTCCACAAGAAACTTGGCAAACCTGTCACCGGAGTCGGAAGCCGCTTTGAAAATCTCGTCTTTTATTCTTTCCGGTGCAAGTTTCTTTACGTTAGAAGAAAGTTCCTTGGCCGCCTGTTTCGTTTCCGGTTCTATATCAAATCCGAGCTTTGCAGAAAACCTTGCAGCTCTCAACATACGAAGATAGTCCTCACCAAACCGTTCCTTTGGATTTCCCACGGTTCGAAGAACCTTGTCCTTGATATCCCTCGTTCCATCGAAATAGTCAATGATGTTTCCATCCCTGTCGATACCCATCGCATTGATGGTGAAATCCCTTCTCTCCGCATCCTTCTCAAAAGAACCCGTGATGGTTATACTTTCTGGTCGTCTTCCAGTTGAATCGTATATTATAATATATTTTTCTGGATTCTTATGATCTGGATTATTTGGATCATATGGCTCAAGTGGGCCAAGTTTCATTTTTTTCTCCTTCTCTCAAGTCCGAATTCATCAATTTTTCTTATAACAGTATTCATTCCTAGTGAACTACCCCCACCTATAGAGGTGTGGGCTTCGTGGTCAATACTCCTATCGGAGCAAGTTTACCCACGCTCTAAGGGCTGTTCCTTCCCCAGTTTTACCAACTACATGGCTAACTTTAGCAAGTTCTTACTTGCATTTATATCTCTATCATGTATAGCACCACAATTTGGACATATCCATTCCCTTAGTGCTAAATTCTTTACATCAGGATTTTTATATCCACATTCACTGCATATTTGACTTGAAGCATAAGACTGTGGGGCTATTATTATTTCTCTCCCATACCAATTTACTTTGTATTCTAACATCCTTCTAAACTCTGCCCAAGATACTTCGCTTATTGCTTTTGCTAAATGTCTATTTTGTTGCATATTCTTTACCTTCAAGTCCTCTAAAACTATAACTTGGTTTTCGTTTATAATTTTAGAGGATAATTTGTGTAGAAAATCTTTTCTTTGATTCATTATTTTTTCATGTAGTTTTGCAAGGTGTAACCTTGTTTTTTCATAGTTTTTGCTATACTTTTGTTTCCTTGATAAATCCCTTTGTACCTTTTTTATCTTCTTTTCAGTTCGTCTTAACCATTTAGGATTTTCTATCTTCGTTCCATCCGATAGAACTAAAAAATCCTTTAAGCCTAAATCTATTCCTACTTTTTTATCTACATTAGGTAGTTTTTCTATTTCAATTTCTACAAGTATAGAAGCATAATATTTATCCGTAGGCGTTTTTGATATTGTTACTGATTTTATTTTACCTTCAAATAATCTATGTTGTTTTACTTTTATCATAGCCTTTAGCTTTGGTATTTTAAGATACCCATCTATAAGTGCTACTGTGCCATTTTGGTTATTTGTTGTATAGGATTGATACCCTCTTTTTTTCTTGAACTTTGGGAAACCTACCTTTTTATCTCTAAAAAAGTTGTTATATGCTCTTTCTAAATTTAGTTGTGCATTAGCAAGAGCAAGGCTATCTACTTCCTTTAGAAACGAATATTCTTTTTTGTATTGTGCAGGTGTATTCTTTAGCATTTTTTCTGTTTGTTTGTAATGTTCTATTTTATCATTAAGCATTTTGTTGTATATAAATCTTACACAACCAAATACTTTAGCAAAATATTCTTGTTGTTCTTTTGTTGGATATATTCTATATTTATAGGCTTTTAACAAGATTACACCTCCTTTCCTTGACTTTCTATATATTTTTTGATTACTTCAATTGATACACCACCAGTTGTTAGCAAGCAATAACTTCTTGACCAAAAATATTCTTTCCAAAGTTGTTGCTTGATTTCAGGAAATTCTTTTTTTATAAGCCTTGATGAAGCACTTTTATAAGCGTTTATAAACTTAGACATTTCTGTGTTAGGATGTGCTTTGAATAATATATGAATATGGTCTTTATCATGATTCCATTCTTGTAATGTTATATTATAATTACCTTGTACTTTCTCAAAAATTTCTTTTAATCTATTAGATATATTATCGTCAATAACCTTTCTTCTGTATTTCGTTACTAAAACAAGATGATAATATAATAAGAACACTGAATGATTATTATTATCTAAATTCATTTATTTATATAACCTCCTTCCTCTAATACTGATTATATATCTAAAGGAAGGATTTGTCAAGCGACATTCATCACCCACTTATAGAAGTAGGTGACTTCTGTCGCTGATTAGGTTAAACTTTTTTATATAATATTTTTCTTTCTCATCCATTTCTTCTTTTGATAAACATTCACAAATAATAAACCAATCAAAACCATCAATACCATTCTTCTTTATTGCTTTATGAAACAAACTCTTCGGTTCTTTTACTATATGTCCTTTTATTCTTTGTTCAAGAGAAACTGTTGTTTGTCCTATATACATTTTATTATTTTTTTTATTTTTAGCCGCATAAATAATCATACACCAATACCAAATTATTTCTCTATAATTTTCCTTACTCCTTTTATTTTTTGATAAGAATCTTGACGAAATTGGGCAATTTCAAAGCTATACCCACCTTCCTTGACCACCACGATACCAAAGTCCTTTGACTTACCGATATCGTATATCTTCCAGAGTTTCGCAAGTTCTTCCATCGGCATATTCGTCGCAATATCAATATCCTTGGGTTTCTTGCCCATCACGATGTCACGAACCGCACCGCCAACGATATATGCACGATATCCCTTATCAGAAATCTTTTCCAGTATCTTCACAGCGGACTGTAGCTCACTATCGGTTCTTACATAGTCCTTCCATTGTGAGACTTGTTCCGCTTCGGATAATATGTAATCACGAAAACCCATCAGTCTTCAGTCTCCAATTCCCATCCTTCTTTATACCATTTACCACTTGGGCCAAAGAAGTCGTTATAATTGATAAAATATTTTTTCAGAAAATTCCATTTCTTTTTTGGATTGAGAGAATACGTCTTCTTTATTATCAGCTTACCATCAAATGATGATACCTTGGCATATCCACCGGCATAGTTTCCTGTTCCCCAGCTTACCGCATTGAGTGTTTTGACACCGGGGGGTTTCGTATGTCCTTTCCTTATAAGAAATTCTACCACATCTTCGTGAATATCGACATCATCAAGCCAAATAAAAAGACTTTTCTTGGGTTCATAAGCCACCCATCGAATATCAATTTCTTCCAAACCATAACTTTTTCCCATACGTTCAATAAATGCCGATACAAGATTAGAAATTTCTTTTGCTGTCGGATTTCTATAGATGTAGTTATACCCTTCGGTATCCATTCCATAGGTTCCGTAGGCGGCAACATACTCTTCCTGTAGAAATTTCAATAATCTCATATTACTATTTATCAATCCCCATATATCAATTCTTTAAGACCGAAATTGAACATAACATCATCAACCATATAATACTTACTACACTTGAAAGATATCTCACTTCTACTATACAGGGCAGCTTTTAATCCATCATCACGATATTTTGGAATAATACTGTATTCGATATACTCCTCGGCGGCTTTTATAAAATTCTTCCTTGCAACACCCACCAGTTTCATCAGGTCAGATGTTGTCACGACCTCATACCAGACAGCCGATACTTTAAGACCATCAGGAGTAATGAAATCAAGAACGAATTGTTCATAGGGCATATCAATACGACCTATCTTGGTTTCCGGTCCATAGTAGTCAAATATTTCTTGAAAGTCTCGAAACTTACGAGGCGGATATGTATTATCGGTTTCCCAATAACCTCTTCCTCCACCTGTCTTATAATCTGGTGAAATCAAGTCTATATATTCATCTTTAGCATACTTATACAACAACCATCTTTCATTTACCAGTTTCTCATCAGAAAGGTCGTAATTGAAAGAAAAAAGTGCGTTGGTCAGGTCGGTAATATCATCACTCCACACGAACTTGAAACCATCAAAAGGAAAAAACAGATAGGTATAGTTACCAAATGCATCTGCCTGATTTCTTGCAGTAGTCGCAAAAATACCTTCAGACCTGACACCCCAACCGAACTCTTTTCTAAACTCCTTATC